ACGCCGTATGGGTCAACAGCCTTGGGTCATGTGGAACTGTCGTAATCCGGGCAGGATCGCCAGTCTCAGCCTCGTTAATCTCTTTGGCGTAGTAAGCACCGCGCACAGCAGCATCGAAGCTGCACTCGTATTCCTGAGCGAACTCATCGCCGCTCATCATCTTCTTGGCGTCGGCTAGTTCCTTGTCATCCAGCAGCCGCGTTTCGCTGGCCCGCAGCATCATGCGCGTCCAGTCTAAATCACCTTCCGCCTCAACCCATAGCTTGTGAAAGGTGTTCTTGCCCTTTGGCGTTCCAATGAAGCAGGCCCAGCCCTTGCGGTCAGACAGTGCAGGGCGGATAACCTGCGACCAGATGGTCGGGTCCATATCCCCGAACTCATCCAGCACAACCCCGTCCAGATAGATGCCGCGCAGGCGGTCGGGGTTGTCTGCGCCGTAAATCCGTATTCGCGCGCCGCCGGGCAGTTCAACCCAAAGCTCGCTTTCGTTGATCTTGGGCGAGAGAAACGCGGTGTATTCCTTGAGGTAGGTCCAAGCGATGTCCTTGGCCTGATTAAGCTGCGGGGCAACGTATGCGAAGCGCGGATTGGGCAATTGGCACTTGGTTGCGCCGATCACCAGTTCGTTGATGTCAGCAACCGTCTTACCGGCCCGCCTATGGGCAACCCCTATAAACCAGCGCGTCTTGCGAGTGTGCAGCGGGCGGAATTGCTCGCGAACCTCATAGGGCGAAACCAGATCAAGCATTGAGGCCCTTGAACACCACTTGCGCGACAATCTGCCCGTTGTGGTTGTTGTTCACGTCCAGCGGCAGAACCTTGCCAACCAGCGTCATGAAGGCGGTCGGGTTTTCGTCGGCTTGCTTGACTAGGTATTCAATCCCGCCAGCGTCCCCTAATTGAATTAGCAAGTTATCAGTTGAAGAAAAAGACGCGCCAACAATAGATAAAACCACCCTTTTTACACCAGCGGGGATTCCGCTTATCGTTGTTCCAGTCCCAGAAAGTGCGGTGTATGCGCTGCTTATAATAACACTATAATCGTCAAGTTTTGCCTGTAAACTAGCGGGGGTTATAGCGCGGCCTGTATCAGTACCAGTTATTGCTTCTGCGTCAGTTGCTAATTCTACAACCCCGCTATTTGTATCTGTTGCAGACTGTTTAATCGTATTGAATGCAGCCGCAGCACTCGCCACATCACTGAGGTTATTTGCACCAAGCATATCTCCTGTCCCAGCACCAGACGCTCCCCTATCACCAGCCACAGATATATTCCAATTTGCGTGAGTTCCAGAGCCAGAAACATAATCCACATTAATTATAAGCGATGTCCCCGAGTAAGATGTTACTCTACCCTCGTTAATCTGCGTACCATCATCAGATGATACGCGGAGGCGTTGCCCCATAGCAAACCCACGCCCAGATTGGATAACCCAAGTTTTATTTCCCGTTCCCGTTGTCGCCAATGATGTTGTGCTTGTTGCGGTTACTAAAGCTGTGCCAGTTACTCCAGCCGTAGCGTCTGCGATAGCATCAGTAATATAATCGGCGGAAGCGACTATTTTCCCAGTTGTTCCATCAAATAATAACGCGCTTCCATCAACAGGGGCTGGCAATTCAGAAGATGAGATACCAGATATATTTAATGGATATTTAAGAACCCTATCAACATCAGATGCGACATCTTGAATAAGAATGGTCGCTTTATCAAGTGCGTCCTCAACATCTTTTGATGGGAACACAGTACCAGTTGGAAGGCGGAGACCCTGCTCCCTGCTTATTAAGCGATAGATTAGTATATCTTGTGTTCCACTTGGTATTTTACTAGCAGTTACTAAAACCTCTGCGCTTTCATCTGTTATAATAGAAACTGTATAATCAGAAGATGATAGAGTTTCTACTACTTCATCTGTTGCGCGGGTTAAAATATCAACCGCCAAATCACTTGTTGTAAATATCCGACCATTAAAAGCAAACGTGTCTGTTATGCCGTTTCCTTCATAACGCACACTTTTAATATCTGTAGAAACTGTCATTTGCTTGCCCTTTTTATGCAAGCCCCCCTGCCAAGGGCATTTATTAACGCTTTTTAGTCCATTGGTTTACATGAATAGTATCTGTTCCGCTAGCCAGAATAACCGCAACATATTGATGTCCGCCAGTATTTAGTTCGTATTCTTTACCAGCCAAACATCTTTTATCATAACCTCCAGATGTTGTCGTCACAGTTCCGTCAGATGCGCCGAATTTTAAGTAAAAATCTGACGTTTCAGAGTAAATACAAACTTCGTCACGCGTAAATGCAATTGAGTTTCTAGCAAGAGTTGTTGACGCGCCAATAGTTTGCCCGTTCTCTGGTTTAAAGGTAAAGTCCATAGACATTTTTAGTTCTCCTTATTTTGGTTAGTGTATCAAAAATTATTGTTTTTGTGTAGTTGTTTCTGCTGTTGTATTGCGCTCCATAACGGAAATTAATTGGTCAATATCCTCTTTAATCTCTGGATTTGCCATCCCAATAGCAACAAGCTTTGTTAAATGAGTAGTAACATCAATAGCCCCTTGTGTAACTGGCTCTGCTAGCCATCTAACAAACTCAGGATTGGTTATAAGCTTGGCAGCAACCCGAGGAGCGAGAATAGCGCCAGCAGCCCCCATTACAGAACCAACTCCCATCTGCTCACCAGTTAATGCGCCACCCGCGCCAGTTGCAGCAAGTCCGCCCAGTTGCCACAAAATCATATTTGTTTGAATTGCTCCCGCTGTGTTTGATGTGTTGTTAAATCTTTTGGCATCTTTAAGCATACCCATTAAATCAACATATTCATCTAACGCTTGGCTAGCCTGTTTATATTTACCGCCACGGAAAAGCGCGTCTTTTGCCTCTGGTGCAAGTTTATTATAGTTTGTGACAAATCTATCAATTGAAAACCCACCATTAGCGGGGGCGTCCCCTAGTTGGCTTAAAACAGTCGCAGAAACATCGTCCCATTCCTCTTTTGTAAATAGTTTTCTCAACTTAGATAATGATGTCCCTCCGTCTTTTGAGGCGGAAATAGCAAATTTATACGCTTTTTCTTCAGCGTCATATTTGAGTATTTTATTTAATGTATCTCGCGACGTTGTTTCAAATGCGCGTTTGAAATTATCAGCCCTAGACATTGCTTTTGATGCGCTATCTCCGGCTTCTGTTGCTACGTTAGTCATATCATCGGTTAATGCTGCATAGACTCGTTTCATCGCTGCATTTTGTGATGATGTAGCCCCACTACTTAATGGGTCTGCTAAATCGCGTCCTATATCTGTGCGGATAGCCCTTAGTGTTTTAAAGTCAATACCAGTTTGTGCATCAGCCACAATAGATTTAAGCATATTAACTGCTGGAGCATACGCTTTAGACCTACTTGCGGGTGCGGCTGATAATTCCGTAGACATTTCTTTTAATAGAGAAGATGTGGAATCAGTTTTTACAATTGTATCAGCTCCAATTAAATCAAATGCAGTATCATATAATTTTGATATTTTATCTTCATATTTAACCACTGCCTTTTCTGCAGCTTTAACAATAGTTCCACCAGCGCCTTGAGTTGTTTTTGGTGCTCCGTATTGAGATATAATCTTATTTAATGCTGTGTTACTTTCTAAAATTACGTTATCAACTTGATTTTGCATTAATTCAGAAGACATGATATTTTGAGATAAAGCTGACTCAAGTTTTGCTCCTGTGCCTTTTTGGACAACCCCTATTGTTGGCGTTATTCCAACGCGCTCAAATTGTCTCATAATCGCCCTAGATGTTGTTTTCGCTCCACCAATAGCTTCTTTTGCCATTACTGGAATAACCCTACCAGCGTACTCACCGCCAGCACCGCCAGCAACTTCTACTGCGGTTTCTGCGGCTATTTGTGGCAAACCTCTAACGTCTACTGTTTGACCAGACAAATTCATCCATGCGTCCCAAAGATTTGACGCAACGCCAGCACCTACTCCAGCGCCAATAACTGAGCCTTTTATCACACCAGAAGGAACTGTCGCAGGGGCAATTGCGCCGCCCGTTGGGACGGATAACAGTAATCCGCCGCCGCCGCCAATTGCGCCACCAACAACCGCCCCCACGCTACTCCCTGCAGTTGTAAAAATTTCTTTTGTAACGGAAGCGACATCACCCCTATCAAAACCAACAGGATTATATAAAGTAGGGCGTTTTGTTTCTGGGTCTGTATATACAAAATTTTCATTATCGTATGATTGGGCATCAGGATAATACTTTCTTAAAGTAGCAAGTCGGCTTTCTGGGTCTGCCATACTTCCAACAGCTTGGCGAACAAAAGACGGTGCGCCAGTTGATTGGTCAATCATGCTTTTTTTAAGACCGCCGACCCCGTCCTTTGATAATTGAAAAACGTCCTCTTGCCTTACATTAAAATCAGAAAAAGGGTCAGGTGACGACCCTATGCTTACGCCAAACGCAGCCAATGGGTCAACATCAATTTTTATCTCAGCCGTTTCAGTGCCATGAATTAAACCTTTTTGTTCAGCGTCCATTTTATCAAATTTACTCACCCATTTTTGCTTAAATTCAGCAATAGTCATATCTTGAGTCCCGCCGTTATTCAGAACTTCTTCTTGTCCTAAAACATTAACAGCCTTCTCGTTTTCTGGGGCAGTGATTATCTTTTCGGCAGCTCCAGCTCCTTGTTGGTGCGCCAAATAAAGCTCACCTTTGGTCGGCTCTCTGCCTAATTTGTTTTTTAAAAAATCGTTGTTATCGCTTGTTAGCTTTCTTGCGGCCTCTTCTTCTGCTTTGGTGTATTCTGGAGTTCCGAACTGGTATTTATCCAGCCCATACTGGGAGGCGGTACTATCAATAAATTGATAATAGCCCTTTGCGCTAGACTTTGCGTTTCTAGCCAATGGATTGTTCCCGCTCTCCACTTGTTTTAACTTATCGAAATAAGCCGCATCCATTATTTTAAGCCCCCTGTGTAGCCTAGTTTTTCAGCGACTTGCTCGACAGTCATGTTGTATTTTTTTGCGCCAGCAGTTAGGTATTCATTAACGGAAAGCCCAGCCTCTTTTGCTTTCGCCTCTACATCTTTGTTTCTCTGGCTCTTATCTTCACTTGTCTTCACATTTGAGAAAACCCTATCATAAGAATCTCTAGGGATGCCTATATCAATCATACGATATCCCCGCTGTTGAGATTCGTCAAGATATGGGTCAATATATGTTTTAGATGCTTCTAAAACAGATTCCCCAAATATCTTGGCAGACGCTTTCATTTCCTCAATTTGTTTAGGTGTCGCAATACCGCCCTCGTTAATTTTTTCCATCATCAATTTCATATTATCGAACGCGCTATTACCTTCTGCTGATAATTTAATGTCACCCTCACGAACAACAGCCCCATCATCAAGCAATTTATTATATGAAATAATGGCGGCTAATCCAGCTTGCTTATTATCACTATTGATAAATTCATCAGATTGCAAAAGAACCTTATCAACCATAACCTTAGTTGCGGCGGCATTATCATAGGCTGGCTTAATCTGTGCGCCAATTCCTTTTGGCGTATAACCACCATCTGGAAGGCGCTCTTTATTCATATCAACCTCACCACTCGATGGAAGGTCAACACCAAACCCAATTTTAGCAACAATAGCAGGGGTTATGCGGCTATCATCAAGACCCGCAACTTGTTTGAAGCTATCGATTTTTTGTTGTGGTGTTTGATTTGGAGTAATACCTGTTGCTGCGCCAAATACTTGATTTGCAGACATATCGACCCCAGCTTCTTTTGCCGCGCTTTGAATAGCGTTAATTTTGTTTTTAAGTTGTCTTGTTTCGCGCTCTTGTGAAGCTATTCCGTTGTTAATACGCCCCAAAATAGACATTTGCTGTTTTGCTGGCATAACCTCAAAAAACCTTGCGTTATCTTCTACCATTTTTTTAGCGTCTTCATAGTTACCAGCATCAAGGAATGAATTAACCGCGCCCTCAATAACCATAGATTGAGCATTAGAAAGCATTTCAAGTTCATCTTGCGTATCAACCGCCGAACCATATTCATACATAAGCCCGTTTATTTGCTTAAATGCGTCATCAATACTTGATGGGTTGTTATAAACTTCATTTGTGATGCGGTCTATATGCGTCCCTATTTGATTGGTGATGAATTTTTTCTGCGTTTCAACAGCCGTTTGCGACATTTTAGCAGTATAGCTATCTTGTAAACCAGTTAATTGAAGCTCTAGGCTTATTTTTGAATCCACGCCGCCGTCATGTTGTGACAAATACTCACCCATGCGTTTTCTCAATTCCTGATTAAAGTTTTTAGCAGAGTTAGGGTCTGTTAAATCATTCTCTTGAGAAAATTTAGTAAAAAGTTGGTCTGCTTCTGACTGATAAGCTGAAACGGAACGCGCCCGTTGAATTGTTTCATATCTCGTTTGCGCTTTTTGTTGTTGAGCTTGTATGCCCTCGGCAATTCCACCAGAAACATCTGATACAACTGCCGCCATTTGCCCCGCCTGTTGAACTTCATTAGGGTTATAAGTTTGTGGTACTGCCTGTTGTGTCATGACCTGACGTGTATATCTGTTAATTTGCATAGTTTGACAATGCTCCTGTTACACCTTTGATAAATCCCATTCGACCTTGGCTTATAGCATCCTTGGCTTGATATTTTGCTTGTACGCCTGACGCGGTTGTATAAGCTGTATTCGCGGCCTTAACTGCGTTTGCGTTTGCTAAGCCCTTTTGACGCGTTTCCTCTAAAACCATAAGCGGAGAGCCTGACAATGACACGCCACTTTTTAGATAAGCAAGCTTTTGCTGTCGTCTTGCGCCTTCAGCGGCTTGTTTTTCTTGATAAGCCTGTTGTGTTGATTGTCTAGTTTGTTCTGCGATATTCGCACCAGCTTGCGCGTAGGCTCCTTCAGCTTGAGATTTACCAGCCGATAATTGCTGAACGCCTGATAATAAGCTAGAGCCAGCAGAAACGGCTGTTGCAATAGTCCCAACAGTCGCGGCAGTCGACGCTGACATACCCATTGCAACAAGAGCGGTTTCTATTCCCATTTTCTACTCCATAACCCTACCAAACATAACATAATCAATACCATTAATATACTTCTTCTTAATTCCCTCAATCTCAAATCCTAAGAATTTCATCCAGCGATTGTGAAGGTCGTCATTTATGCAAGTTGTTTCGAAACGATTAAGCACGTACTCACTCGCCACATCATCAAGCCATTTGCGAATATACTTACAGTAACTCAATTTAACATCTTTCACATATATACTAGGAACTTGCCACACATAAGCGTTTCCCCATTTTTCTACCACAACCCCGCCACAGGATATAATCCTACCATCAATTATGCCCGTAAACGACAACCCCTCGAACGCTTTCATATCCTCACCGCCAATCAAACCTAATTCATGTTCGCGCATTTCCATACATTCTAAATGCTCGACTTTAAAAGGGATAATTTTAATCATGACACCGACAAATAAGGTATTAAAAGTTGCACATTACACGGGTATGGCTGGTCTTGAGATATTATCACACTTTTCTCTCTTGTCCAACCAGCATCATTCTTATCATTCACTTGATTAACGTATGTTTTCTTAATATCTCCAGTAAACGGAAGTGGAGGCCTATCCATCTTCATAGATGCCGTCCGCATTTCAATCTGGTCGAGATGGTAATAGTCTAAACCAACTTTGCAATAAAGTGTGTCTAATAATCTTACCCCTATAGAGGTCACGTTCTTACGCTTAGTTTGTGCCGTTCCATTAGGCGAGCCTCCCTCTAGGTTATTCGTTTGCAAATACCCTGTATAAGCAAGTCCGACATGAATAACACTAGCTTGCCCGTCAAGCGTAATAGAGCCTCCTGAAACAGTCCTTACAGGATGTTGTCCGCCATCAGTAACAATAGCAACCTCCATGCCATCTAAATGGTCTAATCCTGTTACAGTCCCAGCTGTTAAATACCATTCTCCAACGGGTATAGAACCAACACCATCAAAATCTTCTATAATCTCACAAGTTACAACTGTCCCGCTTGTGTACCCAGTAATAACAGCCCTACCGCTTTCTGTCCCATCAACCATTTTGCGCCACAATTCGCGCCCGACCATTCCAGAATCAAATACGCTTGCCGAAGTCGTAAAGGTTACGCCAGTGCCACTAATCGCGGCAGGTGTTAAAGTGGCACTGGCGGCCTCTCCCGCGCTTGTCCCATAATAGGATAAGGCAGAATCTAGATGGATATATTGTTTTTGAGCCTCATAACGCAAATTATTTATTATTCTATTATCATCACTCTCAATACCCGTAAAATAATCATTAGGGTTTGGGAATTCTGCCATGTCAGACATATACTCAATATAATAATTCCCGTTACGTTTTACACACAACCAAAGTTGATGATAATTGCTTGCTCTCGGCAAGGCGGCGATTGAAATAATACCGCCTTGAGTATTGTGACGATGCCATCCAGAAATTCCCTCTTGTTCTTCTAGGGTCATTGCAATCATATCGCCGTTATTCTTAACCGCCCAAATTGCGTTTGGTCTTCCTTCTTGGAAGGTGATTTGAGAAATGCCAGAGCTTGTTATATGGTCGGCTATGACGTTCCTATCAACAGGAATGTAGCTATCAGCTTGGAAATCATACTCGAAAGAGCGCATAATCAAATTATTACGCTGCATATAAAAAACTTGTGACCCGCGCCCTACAGGGTTAATATCCGCAACGCCGTAACCATTTGACGGTTTAACAGATATACTTGTCGGAGTAATAACCCCGTCGATTCCCCCTGTGGCTTGCAAAACATCACCGAATGTCCCAATGGCTAGAAAGTTATTAGTTCCTTGCAACCATCGAATAGTATTCCCGTATCCGTTTGCGGTGTACTCAATCGCATCATCAACCTCATTGCCTAGAACAAAATTATCAGGAAGGCTAGGGCGTGAGAAATATAAGGTTTGGGGGTTGTCTGTTCCGCCACCATAAACAAGCCTTTCCTCAAAAAACGTAACTGCCGCAGGATAAGAGCCAGACAAAAGAAAACTTGCGTCCTGTATCTTTTGGATAGTCCCATCTGAAACCCATGTAGAGTATGCAGCGCTATCAACCCCTGATAATTCAAATGTATTTGATGCTGTATTTACGTTTGCGACTGTAAAAACTATATCATTTACCTGTGTCATTCCAATGACATCGCGGATGAATACTTTATCGCCATTAGAAAAGTTATCTCCACCCGCATAAGTTACAACAGCGGGATTTGCCTTTGTTATCCCAGTTATATTTTGAGAAGAACCGCTACCTTTGTAGGCAGCTTGAGAAGTTAACGCCCAACTTGTTGGGCTTGTATATGTTAAAACACGAGGCGCATAATTAGGATGCGCGATGTATAAACTTAATCCGTTCTGTGTGAATTTAAGCTCAAACAAATCCGCCTCAAGATATGGTGTATTAACCTCAACAGGGATGCCGCCGCTTTCAACAATTCCATCATTCGTGTAAAATCTTAACTTCTGGTCGGTAAATTCTAATATAAATGCTATTTCTGCGCTAAATTCAAACACCCATAAAAACGCTTTTGCGTTATTTTTTGTGGTTTCAGAATATATAGTTCCGGTTCTAAATGATGCAGCGCCCGTTGTTTGGCAGATAAAGTTCTCAATACGCTTTCCGCCCGTGTAATAGGCTTTTAAATCAACCCGACCAGCCAATTTGGGGCTAACTTCCCCACTTGAAAAGTCAGTAAATGATAGAACGGCGTCAACCATTAGAATGAATACCTTGTGTTGTCGTATGTAGAACCAGCGCGTCTAGCTCTTAATGCCCTTGAACGCTCGACCCGAATAGGCGGCCTTTCTTGCCCGTCAATAGCGCGAGCCAAAGAGGATATATCTTTTCTAAGCTGCTCGACTCTTTGGACGTTTGTATTGCTATCACTAACTTTATAACTAATGGACATGGCTATTTCATAAGATAACAAAGTAATAAACAGCGGGTCAAAAGATGAAACTGATTTAATGTCATAAATATAAATAAGATTTAGGGCGTTTGCCGTTGATGTGAAATCGTCAGACATAAGGATTTTACCGCCCTCAACTTGGTACGCAGTTGGAGGGACAATCGTATCGTCAGTGGCGCCAACATATAAAACCCGCAACGAATCCGCGGGTAAAGAGTATTGTTTAGCGTATCCAAAAGGAGGCGTATCACTATCTGGTGATAGTACCTTGCGTTTAGTTGCAAAATTCCATGGGTGCTGTCTTAACAGCTTGCGGCGGCACAAATCATAGTGCCTCGCCAATAGTTCTTCTGTAGCATCACTAGGGTCATCTACGTTGGTGACAGTCCCAGCAGATAGTAAATCGAGGGCTAAGTTACAAATATCCGTTTTAGACGTTACATCCATAATAATAGCCCTCGATAATTAGTTAATTAACCTTGTACAAACTTAGCAATGATGGTCACTGTACCAGCAGCAGAACCAACTGTATTGCCTGTCAGAACAATGTCATAAGCAGGTGGAACGTCAGTTTCAGCAGACAATTCACCTAATGTCTTATACGCGCTGTCAGCGTTGACAATACCCAATCCAAGGGCATGACCAGTCGCACGAGTAAGAGCGGTTGCTAATGTCTGACCATCCATAAGAACGTCTTTATCAACAACAGCACCCAAGTCAACATCATACAAACCAAGGTCAAAGTCTGTCCCAGCTGTAATTGCATCGCAAACGATACTTATTTCAGTCGGGATTAGGTTAGATGGCACAGCTTTAAAAAAGCGATACTTAGAACCGTCGTCATCAGCGGCAGCCAATTCAACAGTCGCAATCATCACGATTTCATTATCGCCAGTTGACAAAGCGGCTTTCGCTTTTTTGCCAGCAACGATTTGTGCGTTTACATATTTATCTTCTACAGCCATAATATATTACTCCTTATGATTAAGCTGTTACACGGACTTTTTGAACGAGAGCGCCCTCGGTACGAACGGCTCCGATTTCCATGATGACCTCAACTTGAGTAACTTCATGGTAGTCATTACGTTCTGTAACCTTGACAGACATTTCCTTAGAAACGCCAACGCAGAATGCTTTCTGTGTTGCGGCAATAAGGAATCGTTCTGCACCAGATACCGTCAGAATTGGGAACGCTGCGTTCGCAGGGAATTTGAGCAAGTCATATCCCATTGCGTTTGTCAGTTGTCCTTTTTCTACCGCAAACTGGCGTGTATAATCACCAGATACAAGTTCAATCTCACCCATAAGGTCAGTGTGTTCACCGCCTGTAAGAGTCAAGAATTTCTTGCTATTTGCAGGGTCAAAACCTACTGCGTTATCAATGAAATTTTCATCAATTTCGAGTAGTTTCTCATAGGTCAAGCCAGCCGTTGCATCGATAGTTAAAACACCATCGTTTACTGCTGTGACTGTGGTTGCAAAATCACGACCAGTAAGGACGTCGGCAAATGCTGCATCAGCGATAACTTTGTCACGCTTACGCATCATAGCTGCAGCACAGGCCTTGGCATATTCGCTGTTAGCATCGAGCAAAGCTCCGCGAACATCGGAGCTATCAATCGGTAGAGTGACAGCAAAACGACGACGAGCGATTTTACGGCGGTTGTGAGTGATGTCATCAAACGTGACAGGAACAACGCGACCTACGAGTTCACGAGCCTCAACTGGGCCGAGTCCATCATAAGCGAATACATCGCCTGACATTTGTTTAGTGATAACATAAGGGTTTAACAAGCTCTCTGTTTGTTGAGCTTCGTGATGCACCATGTCCGAAAATTCGGTAATCAGTGCATTATCTATAGACATAACCATATTATATATCTCCTTGTAATGGTATGTTGAATAAAAAAAGTATTGATTTTCATTCGACACGCTACCCATTACAAGAATGGACGTCATCTGGGCGATTGAGCCTTATCAGATGGACACCGCAAGCGCAGTGCTACCCGTCACGAGATATATTATACTAACTGATTATTAATTGCAATAGCTATTTATTTACCATTCTTGATAAAGTTTCTCGCAGCTTATTCCGATTTTCCTCAATCTGTTTATATTCAGGTGAAAAAATCTTCGCTTTTTGTAGCTCACTATTGGCCTCAACAAGTTTGGCGCGGACTTCCTCTTTAGACATGGAGGCATTTTGCCCGCCACTTCCTAATTTATCTTCTGCGCCATATTGTTTTTTAACCGCGTCAATTTGGTCTTGAGAATATTTGGTCATTTGAATGAATGCGGCGAGCGTTGTGTTGTCCATATTTTGCCAGTCAACTTGTAATTCTTTCGGCAATGCTTTTCCAAGAAACTCTTGGGCTTGCTTAGAATAAGTATCAAATTGGTCGCCAAATAACTTATTGGATAAATCGTCAAATTCTTTATCCATTTGCGCCTGTTTTTCGGCCTGTGCTTTGTTTTGCTCACCATACGCGCCAAGCTCTTGCCCCATGTACTCTTGCCATGCTTTTTCAGCTTGCTTGGGAGTAAGCCCAACTTTATGAGCAAGTTCTTTAAACTTGCCTTCATAGGGCGATACATCAAACCCCTCTGGCAATCCATCAATTTTAGGCAATCCGTATTTATCAGGAGCTTCAGGGCGTCCTAATGTGTTGTAAAACTTATCCCATTCTTCTGGTGGCGCATCAGCGGCGGGGATTCCTGCGGGGCGTTTCCCAATTAATGATTGAGCGTTTGCAAATTGATTCCACAAATCATCTGGGGATTTAATGTTCTGCGCCCAAGTATTTTGAGCATACTGTTCTGGGATTGCAAAAGATGGTGACGCTGACTGTTGACTAGCAGCCCCGCTATCACCTGTTGTTTGTTGAGTTACTTGCTGTTCCATTATTTACCTGCCTTTTTGGTTTGTTTAGAAACTTCGTTATGAACGACATAATCATGCTCAATCTGTTTTAGTCCGTCCGTGTGGATTGATTGCCTTACACGACCCCATACACCACGGATAGATGCATGATGCGCTGTCATGTATGGCTCATTTGCCATTAATGTCATATCCCAATTACAGGTATGTTTCAGCCATGCAAGCATGACTTTTCCGTCATCTGTTTTTGCGACACGGTTTAGTGCCTCGATAATTTCTTTATCGCCTATTTTTATCATTTTTATTCCTGCCTAATAGATACTAAACCCTAGCAGATTTATTTGCGCTTGCCAAGCTATCAACAATACCAGCGACCTGAACACCAGCCTCTAAGGTTTGTTGAGATTGCATTTGCTCTTTCTCTGCTTTAATTCGCTCCTCAACTTCATCATCCTGCCTAATAATCCCAACTGGCAATGACCTGATATTAGCAATCTCACTAACCCCTTTATGGAGGTCAACACGATGCCGAATAGATGGGTCAACCTGCATGGACTGAATAGCAAAGCCCAATACATCAATAATCGACATATATTCCTCTGCGCGAGAGGCCGCCGCCGCTTTTGTTTTATAGGAAATTCGATAAATATCTTCCCCAGCTTGGATGCGGGCAGCGATTTCATCTGGGATATATTCGATATTCTTTCCAATGCGTCTAAATTCTGCCTCTTGGTCGCTTCCTTTAATAACCCCAAATTCCCCATCTTCCATCAATAAATTGACAGAACGATTTATTAATGGCGTTATAACCTCTGCATCCTGCCTATTATACAAACTTGATAAAGACGAGCTACGGATTTGGTCTCTAATCTGAGCCTCACCAAATGTCATTTGCGTGTTGTTGTTGAAGTCTATAAGGCGGTCAAGGCTAAAATGTTGCGCTATTGTATTTTTTAAGTCTTCCAAACGTGCCAAAGCCGCGGAAACATCAGGACGTTGACCAATCTCAAATACAGGGGGTTGATTGCCTAATGCCTGACTAGCGTTAAATACTGTAATTGCGCCCGAAGTCGTGTCAATAACCCCACCGCCTAACAACCCATCATCCATTACACCTTTCGGCATATCAAGATTTTTCTCTGTAGCGACAATAATACTTTCACGCAATACGTTTGCCTCACGAATATCAGGCAAAGCTTGCATAGCAGGTGAACGACCATACCGTTCGTAGTTTAACTTGCGAAAACGCCCAACCTTGATTGGAAGCTCGCCGAAGCCGCTTTCTCTCAATTCATGGTTATTATCATATTCAATGTGGATGCTCTCAAACGGCATAGCCAAAACGCCTTTTTCAGCTTTAGGCTCGTTGCGCTCATGGATACAAATTAAAACTTTTGTCTTTTGCCCGTGTTTTCCAGAGTTATATAGCTTTGCGGCCTTCTCTGACACATTCTCAATCCCATATTCTTTTACCAGCCGTTTGATTGTCCACTCAAAAAACAAATAAATACTATCAACACGCCCGTTTTTACCCTCATCAATGTAAAGCTCTTTGACACCGTATGGCTTAAAAAGTAGCTTGCTTTCGTCACCGCGCTCGACACCTATTCCAGACGTGCCAAAAATAATCTGGTCTAGCATATACTCGTCAAATGAAAGAGATAGGTTTGCGTTTGGGTCATCAAGAGCTTTTACCGCCCGTTCTGTAACTTTATCATACCAATTCGCAAGCTCTGTTGACATTTCCATGTCGTCGGGGATTGTTATCTCAATAGCTTGCTTCGCAGTTGAAGGCCATAACATACCAAGCAATGCTGATGCGGAATTGTACGCCGCGAAGCTTCCTGTGCTGTCATAAATATCACCAATAAGAAACTCCCCTGCACTAGGGGAATTAGTAAAGTTCTGTTTAACTTGAGATACAAATTCACCAAGTACTTGATACAGATTGTCCCAATTGCCGCGCTCTTTGCGAAGGTCGTCAAAGTTTGATTTATATGCTTTTATGTCCATATTAGACACCCTGCATAAAGCGTTTGTTGCTTGTATCGTCTGTTACAGATTGAAGACCTTGATAGAACGCTTTGCGTTTGTTTTCAGCCGCGACTAATGATTCTTGTTGCGCTTGTTTAGATTGTGCTTCCTCGGCGGCAATACGCGCTTCTTCTTTTAATCGAGCTTCCTCTTGGATTTTAGCATAATCAGGTTGTTTAGGTTTTCCGCCAAATATTCCCATATTTTCCTCACAATTAGCCGCGTGATTGATAGTTTACAGATTTTTAACGATTAACGCAATGTTCTTTTACTCTCGAATCTAGCTTTTGTTGATATAATTGTTGATTTGGCCTTTACGCCTATGCTTACACCATCACGAATGATTGTTGCAAACGTCAGAGCGGCGGCATCACCAAGGTCGGGTGAGAACCCATATTCTTTCTTTATTTCCTCTTTTTTAGCTAGCCTTATTTTACCATCTGTTTCGTCATATTCTGGAACGCAAGCCAAGTCAGCGTGGAAATCATCACTATCAGGAATACACACATCCTCTTGTTTTATCCAGTCGCGCAACTCACACCATATTTCAGCGCGTTTATTGGCATATAAGTTTTCTTTATTGGCTTTTCCACCAAAATGATAGCCATAGATGTTCTGGAACCCTTTACGCTTTAGGTAGTCGTGAATAGCCCATGAATTTGTACAGTCGATATTAACCGCTGCTGGCTGCTCTTGTTGGATAAAATTCGCTATTTGGTCAGCAAACCATATATCGTCCTGTGTTTCCCTATATGTTTCAATCCGCTCAATAACTCTCCCACGGCGGAACACAATGGCAGCCCTGTCAGCGTTTCGCGCTGGGTCAACACCTAGGATGAGCGGAGCGGCGTTCTGTAGGGGTTTTTTGCGTGAACGAGCCAGAACAATATATTCAGATTTTATAAGGCTATCTGTGTTAGTTTGGAATGCTTCCGATACGTTCGATGGGTATTCCTGCTTAAACTTCCATTCACTGCCGTACCTGTTTATCTTTGTCCTACGCCATTTTAATTTTCTGTCCTGCCTTGCTCGGTCATACTCAGATAGGTAAACGGCGGAAAACTCATCATCTTCTGCTGTACGCTCAAATCCTTCAGCATCTTCTTCATATTCATCCATCCAGTGCCAAGGGATAAATACCAATTCATAACCATTCTCGCCTTTTAACGCCCCTACAGCCATGCGATGGAAATAGTTCCCTATTCCGTTTGCGGTGCTTTCAAGGATTACTTCTGTCCCGTCCATTTCGGGGATTGATTCTAATAGCCCTGTTTCAAGGTCATCTGTATTCTTCCAGAACCCTACCTCTGACCCGTGGAATAATTGGACAGTCCCGCCACGACCTACATCGCCAGAGCCAGCAGTTCCTATGTAATATTGACTTGCAAGGTCAGAGAAGGCCAATTCTTTAGCGTTTGATTTCTTTGTTTCGGGAGCAATCGGGTTATTTTCATTATACATTTTAACCATTGAAAACAACTTGTCGGTTGTGCTGCTTTCATGTGACAGGATGAATGTGTTTATTGCACGCCTTGTGCTTGTTTTATGATAAAATCTTGCGGCTACATAAGTTGATATACCAGATTGCCGCCCTTTAAGCACAACAACACGCACCCGACCAGTGCGTTTTAATTGTTCCTCACATTTTGCATGAAAGTATTCTTGTGATTTATTAAAAACAAACGGCGTGATACGCGCATCTTTAGTTTTAATCTTTAGACAGTTACGGGCAAAGTATGGAAGTGAGCGTTTCAGCTCCCGTAGCTTATCAAGTTCCTTGTCCGTTAGGTTCATCGATTTCTGCCAGCATCTTGCCTATGTTGATTTCGCCTTCGTGTTTAATTTCACTACGGGCAAGTTTCGGATGTATATATTCCGCAAAGTCTTTCAGAACATCAAAGCGTTGTTTAGGGTCGTCTATTTCCTCAAGCCATAACATCATTTTATCTGCTTGACTTTCTAACATTGCATTAAGAGCTTCCTTAAACTTTGTTGTTGCCTTATTTGGCACTCCAGAAGGTCTTCCGCCTAATTTATTACCTTTTTCAAAAGCCATGGTTTTTTCTGTTAGTTTTTCTTGTCTATTTCATCAACACATTGACTTAGCACAGGCAAAATCTCCGTTTCAATCTCATCTTTGTACAACTTGATATAATCAGATTCTAAATCACTATCGGTCATATTTTCAAACCAGAGAATTAATTCTAGTAATTTTTCTATAGTTGTTTTTGCCATTTTAAGCCCATACAGTACGATTAACGCGTTTATCTAGTCAATCATGCCTAAATCTGTTTCATTACTCTTGGCGGTCTTCTTTTCGGCATTCTTAGCTATTTTAGCATCAATAGCTTTCTGTAATGCTTTTTCTTTATGGTCAGAGCGTTTGTAGTTTGTAATATTTTCAGGAACACAATCAAGCCCAACCGCTTGTAACATTAATTTGTCTAAGTTAGAGTTTTCCGCTTTTTCCGCTGTGCTTTCGAATTCTATAACTTGGCAAGTGCGAACACGTTTAAAGTTTTTAGTAATTCTTTGTAATCTATCAGAAATTAATGCTTTTTTAATCAAGCGCCGAGCTTCTTCAAGTGTATTTACCGCATCATCAAGGATAAACTCCTCGGTATAAAATTCAATGTTAGTTGTATTTCCTTCTTTTACGAGGACTTCACCCTCTACAATTGCTTTTTTTGCCACGATAAAATCCTTTGTTAAAAGTTACCCCCGAATAATACTTGATTGCTTGTCTTGTGTCAACTGCGTTTCAATCGCGTTTTCCATGGCCTCATTTAGCCCATCCACCCCTTTTAATTTTGACAACCCATAGCTATTTCTCATTGGTTCAACCTCAGTATTAACCATATTTACTTTCCACCCAGAATAAAAATGATAATCTGCGGATTGCAAGTACCATCCGTATTTTTCAAATTTATAATCTACTTTTTGATTAACTGTCACTTTATTTTCCTATCTGCCCTAATCTTAACTCTGCCATTCTATGCAATATGGAATTATCATAGCCTAGGGAGTAATAATACCCATAAAGTTGTGCTATCCGCCCTGTGTATCTTTTGTCCATTGTTCCGCCTGTAATGTTTTCTTGTTATGCAAAGCCATAATCTTATCCGATAAATGGCTATTCCTATCCCCTGCGTTCTCTTGGCATATCAAAGCGGCGGCCTGTAGTCCTTCAAGGTATCCTTTTGTTTTATCGTCCATTATAATTGCACCTCAAATCTGTTTTTACGGTAATCATATGTCATTATGACATCTGCTGGTCTTCCTATAATTTCATGGTATCGAACCTTTGCCACTCTGCAAATTGTGTGGCTTTCTTCCCTATGAATTACTATTCCGACATCGGCCTTGTTATTCCAATGCGCGGAATCCGATATATCATACAGGGTTGGGATAGGTATCTTTCCTTCCTTATCGGGTCGCATCTTAGCAGGGTGAGCCACTACGATTAGAAATACCCCGTGTTTTTTAGCAAACTTCTTGAATTGCTTTATAGCAAAACCAGTGTATTCAGTTAAACTCATGTCATTCGGGCGGTCATGGTCTAATTCGTTCCATGGGTCAACCACTACGACCTTGCAATCGTGTCTTACAACCGCAACGCTAGACTTTTCCAAAAACCAATCGAGAGTGACATCATCATCCTCTGACGGAACAATAAAAACAAAGTTTTCATCTATCCATTTATCGCCAGATTGTAGCATTTCTGCGCTTTGTTTGTCAACAAAATCGCCATTTTTCCAACGTAAAAGATTGCGTCTATGGTCTAATCTTGGGTGTTGTTCAAACGAAGCAAAAGCCGTTTTCCACTTGTGATGTACAGCCAAATGACAGCATAAATCGTTTACAAAAGCAGATTTCCCATGTGATGGAATACCAGTAACGATGCAAAAATCCCCTAACCTTGGTTTAAAGTGGTCATCCATACACCCGCCCATTTTTGTTGAAACAGGTTTAAAATCAGGAGCAGGAGGCAAATCCGACATAAGATAAACCCCGTCAACTTTTACCCATTCAGCCCGTTTGATTGTTTCTGTTACCCCTTTAACCCCATAAACCCGTAGAGCGTCATTCAGGTCTTTGCATCCCTTTGGATACTTAACCCACATACAACGCGCCCTGCCAAGCCTTAATGATAAATCATGCAGTAAATTTGCCCCTACACCATCCCCATCGGCACAAATGATTATCTTTTGGCAATTCTTGGTTAATTCCAAAACTTCATCAAGGTATGAATATTTTGAGGTTTCTCTATCCCCTAACTCTTGAGAAGGTGCACCATCTGGCACTGATACAACCCGAACATACCCTGCTTGAATTGCCGCCAATGCGTCAAACTCCCCTTCTGTAATGATTAACGGCTGGTCTTGTAGCGTTTCATCACGTAAGCAATCTTCATTCCATACACACTTAACCCCGCCGTCTTGCCAGAATTTCTTCTCGCCCTCAATTGTCCGATACTTCGTGTTGACTATTTCCCCATTGCGTAGGTAGGGGAATTTACAATGTTCAATACCATTTTGTTTGAATGTTGTTACGCCATATTTTACCAGAATTTCTAGGTTTAATCCCCTCTGTTCCAGTATTTCTATCCCCTTCATTTTCAGTCCCTTTCTCTCCACAGTGATGACAAATGTACTTAAATTTTTCCCCGTCTATTCGAATTGACAGGCATTTTATAGTTTTCTTTTTTCTCAAATGTGAACACCAAGGGCATAACGCCAAATGTTCCCCATCTGAATAACTTTGTATTTTTATGCCCAAGGCCTGAATTTTATCTAAAATGCCGACCATGGTTTTTTCACTTTCGGCGAATCTTTATTAACAAATAATCCTTTCCAATCATTCATAATTGAAGTTTCTAGTATATTTTTTACGTCATAGCCTTCTTTGTGCCACTTCTCTAATTTGTTTAATGCTAACTTTTTAGCGTTTTCCGTGAAAGACGAACCTCTGTGTTTTTTGTACATTTCCCATTCTGCCTGAGGAATACAATCCGATATATATTCCTGTATTTCTGTCTTTAATGTATTATCTGTATTATCTGTATTCTTATTGTTGTTACCCGTTTGTTGGTCGTTTGTTACCCGTTTGTTAGATCGTTTGTTAGGTTGATAATTTAAGTCCTGAAATTTATCGTAATTACAAACACTTATGATTGTTGCCTGTTTGTTAGTGCGCGTGTTAATCATGCCTGATTTTTCAAGATTTTTGATTAGGGTGCGTGTTGATTGCGGAGATATGCGGAAACCTTGGCTTATAAATGATATTGTTGTTACCAACTCACCTCTTTTCAAATCATAAACACATCCATTAACTCGGGCAGTTGTTTCTTTCCAAGCGCAAGATTGATAAATCCAATTCCACACACCGGCCTCAAGCAAATCCCTAAAAATAGGATTTTTCCATGCTGAACGATAAGCAAGGCAATATCCATCATCTAACATTATTTTATTCCCCCGCTATAAATGCTGTTTTAAATTTTATAAAAGCCTCTGCCCGTTTCTTTAATGTCGAGTAACCACAAAGATATAACCTATGAACCCTTATAAATTCATTCCAAAGTATTTCAGATTTTTTCATTTTTACCTCAAAAAACGTTTGACATGATACTTTTATAATGCTAGAAAAAGATAAATGCAATAGTTATTTTTACTACAAAGGAAATAAAATGGAAGACACCAAAACTTACCTTAACTTGGTGCTAGATAGTCGGGAAACTGATTTTCTATCACAAGCAAAAGAAAAAAGCGGAATTAAAAACAATGCTGATTTAATCCGTTTTTTAATTAAAAACTATGTATCAAAATAGGAGAATAAAATGACAGAGAAGAAAGAAACTAAAGAACTAACTATATATGACCGCTTAAGCATTTTGCAAAAAAAGCTGAAAGTGCCAAAAGAGAAAAATGATAAAGTTTCTTACAAATCACGTTCGGCAGAACAAATTCTAGAAGAAGCTAAAGAGCATTTAGTAGAAGGAGAGTTTATTATCTGCGAAGACGATATTGTTCATATTGGAGATAGATACTACGTTAAGTCTATATCTAAATTTTGCTTTAATAAAGACATGATAACCGCCACCGCATTTGCAAGGGAGCAAGAGGAAATTCTTAACTCATATAACAAGCCTATGATGCAACAGCCACAAGTTACAGGCGCAAGCTCGTCTTATGCCCGCAAATACAGCTTGCAGGGTTTATTTGCTCTTGATGATAGTAGCGGCGACCCAGATAAACAGCCGAACCATAAAGACGAAAAACCAGCCCCAAAAATCGAACCTAAAAAAGAACTAACCAAAGAAGAAAAGAAAGCCGAAGCAATTAAAACATACGGACAGGAAACAATCGAAACTTATGAATTAATTTCTGCCGCGATTAACGCTTCAAAAGACGAAAAGCAACTTGATACAATCCTGAAAGTACGTGCTACTGATATTGAGAAAATGCATGAAACTGTAAGGGGTTGGATTAGCAAGGTCGCAGATACTAGGCGCCTTATGCTTTGCACACTTAATGCGGGGTAATCATGGATATATTTGAACAACTAGAAAAAGCCCACAATGATTTATATCTGGCTGATATTGTCCTAAAAGATTATCAAACCAAAGTCAGGGGTATTAAAGCAGAAATTGAAGCATTGGAAATGAAAGCAATCGAAAAACTGATTGAAGAAAAAGAACAAGGTTCAGTCGGTCATATAGTCGGGAATACAGTTTATTCATATATGAGAATTAACCCAAAACCGATTGTATCAGACGAAAGCAAAATTCCTGACAAATACTTTAAGATAGAGAAAACCATTAAAAAGGCTGAAATCAATCAAGCCATAAAAGATGGTGACGTTATCGAAGGTGTGACTTGGGATAATGGTGGGTATGCAATAACTAGAAAAACAAACTTGAAAGGATAATAAAATGGCTGGATTAAACAAAGTAATGATTATTGGAAATTTGGGGAATGACCCTGATGTTAGAACAATGACAAGCGGTGACGAAGTGTGTAACTTGTCTATCGCAACGTCAGAAAGCTGGACAGACAAATCTAGTGGTGAGAAGAAAGAAAGAACACAATGGCATAAAATTGTGATTTTCAATCCTGCGCTTGCCAAGGTTGCTAAAAATTACCTTTCAAAAGGTTCTAAGGTTTACATTGAGGGGCAACTTGAAACCCGTAAATGGACTGATAAAGAAGGAAAAGACCAATACACAACCGAGATTGTTTTGCGCCCGTATCGCGGTGAATTAACCATGCTGGATGGCAAGGGGACAAAGTCTGACGATTATCAACCAGACGCGCCCATGACTGGAAGTATGCCTAGCGCAAGAGATGAGATGGCGGATTCCATTCCTTTTTGATTATGAAAACAATAACAAGAGACAGTAAACACCTAAATTTTATTAGGCAACTTCCGTGTTGCTATTGCTTACGGGGCGGCTCACAAGCCGCTCATATACGCAAGGGAACTGACGGCGGAATGGGTATAAAACCAAGCGATAGATTTACTGTTCCTCTTTGTTTTAGTTGTCACCACGTTCAGCACCAAAAAGGAGAAATTACTTTTTGGGGCGATATAAACAAACCAATAGGGCTATCGGAAGCCCTATTTAATATGACGGGCAATAAAGAAAAAGCAATTCATGAAATCATAAGGTGGAATCGTGTATTTCGTAACCAAAAATGATGAAGTAAAGCAAAACTGCATAGACCATATTCAATCACTGGATGGGGTGTATCGTGTTACCATTGAGAAGTACGTCAAAAACCGTTCACAGGCACAGTCGCGCCTTATGTGGCTCTGGTTAGGTATCATATCAAGCGATACTGGAGAAAGCCCTGAGAATTTACATGAGATTTTCAAACTGCGATTTCTAGGCACAGAGAAAATTCAATCAATGGGTTATTCAATCGAGATACCGAAAAGCACAACTAAACTAACGACACATGAATTTACCGATTATCTGGATAAAATAGAGGGCTTGGCTTTGTCTATTGATATACGTTTGCCGCACCCCGAAATATACAATGAGGCTATGAAATGAAAAAAAACTTTTACGCATTAGGCCGCCTTAAAACAGGGGAAATGAACAAAACAGAAGCGGAGTACGCAAAGCACCTCAATGACCTGAAAAACCAAGGCTCTATTCTGTGGTATAAGTTTGAGGGAATTAAATTTAAACTAGCTGACAACACGATGTACAATCCTGATTTTGCGGTGATGTTAGAAAATGGTGAAATGCAAATCCATGAAGTAAAGGGTTTCTGGCAAGATGACGCTAGGGTTAAAATAAAAGTCGCCGCAAGTTTGTACCCATTTTTATTTGTTGCTGTAAAGAAAAAAGCAAAAAAAGACGGTGGCGGATGGGAATATGAAACATTTTAACCACCGCCTAACCCGCACAAAAACGACACGAGGAACATATGTTTATAAAACTAACAGATAAAGACAAAGCCCCAATCTATTTGAACAAAAATACAATCATAAGTATGGTGGAAGAGAAGGACACAATGAACTGTGATACAGAAAATACATTAAACGGGTTTAATATTATTATAAAGGGAACATTTGATGCGACTAAATTAACCTGCGGGGTTAACGGTGTACGTCAAAATTACTATGTTTTAGAAAGTATCGAGCAAATTAACAGCATGGTTTAACCCCTCACAACTCCGCCAAAAACGAAAATAATTTAAAAAAGTGCATTTTATGTTTGACATGGCGACATGATGACGCTATAACGTTAGACAACGTGAAATGATTTCATGTGAATATAGGAGAAAGAAATGACAACACAACACACCCCTGCGCCTTGGAATGCAAAAGGACAACTTGTCTTTGCAGGAGAGAATTGCCAAGCGACATTTATAGCCCACTGCAATCCTGACAATGATTTATTTCAAAGCACTGCCGAAGCCAACGCCCGACTAATCGCCGCTAGCCCATTAATGCTGAAAGGATATGAGGAGATTTTAAAAATAATCTCTGGCACTGATTTGGAGCATGGCTCAATCGGCATGATAGTTAAAACACAAATTGCACAAGCAAGGGGTCAATAATGGACACCAACTTAACCCCAATAACCGCCATCATATCTACCCTAGAGCGCAGGAAAATGACTTGCGACTGGGCTGATGTTGGCGCGATACAGAGGAAAATTACTTACTACCAAGGAAAACTTGATAGTGGAATTGAATACGAAGTTAATTTTTAGGAGATAATATGACTGACATTTTTTCACAAGAAATAAAAGATTTAATAAAATTGGCTACAACTGATTTTGATAAATTTTACAAAGAAACAGAAAAACGAAATAAATCAACTTCAGTCCATTTTGCATCAAAAACAGAATACCAAGTATCAGGTTTTATTTTAGCACCATCAACAATATCCGCCTTACCCCCTAATGGTTTTCCGTTTTTATCAAATTCAGAA